GTTGATTTGCGGTATTGATATTGCGCGTGGTGGTGATGACAATTGCATGATTCAGTTTCGCCGTGGTAAAGATGCCAAGTCTGAAAAGGTTTATCGGATACCTGGTGAGAAATCACGTGACAGCATGAAGGTTGTCAGCATTTTAACAACGTTACTGGATCGACATAAACCTGATCAGATATTCCTTGATGCCACTGGCATCGGTGGTCCAATCGGTGACCGGTTGCGTCAACTAGGTTACCCGTGTATGGATGTTCACTTCGGTGACACACAAACTGTGGATCAACGCAAATTTAAGAACAAAACAGCTGAAATGGGTTACCGATGTCGTGAGTGGCTGCAGAACGGTGGTGCGATTAAAGATGACCCACAGCTTGAGCTTGAATTGACATCACGTGAATACGGTCACAATGAACACGATCAACTGCAGCTTGAGCGTAAGAAAGACATGAAGAAGCGCATCGGCGCATCACCGGATTGGTCTGATGCGTTGTACCTGACATTTGCATTCATGGTGCCGAAACGTGAAACATCACGAATGTCACAAGATCAGCAAGCAAGGCAACAACAAACACTCAGTGAGTATCAGTCATCGTTTGAAGGTGACTATGATCCATTGGGGTGATATTATCCAAACAAACCAATTGACAAGAGGTATCGATCATGTGTGGAGGTAGAACACCAGACGCGCCAGCACCACCACCACGCGCACCGGAAACACCGAAACTACCTGACACCGGTGAGGCAACGTCAGCGAATGACCGTGATCGTCGTCGTCGTGCGGCTGCAGGTGGTACGGGTGCAGGTACAATTCTGACCGGTTCACGCGGTGTCAGTAACGGTGCTTCAACAGTCACCAAAACGTTGCTGGGGTCGTAACGATGTCAACGGGTAAAGCTGCACTGGATCGGACACAGTACGTCAAAATCAGCAACGGTGATGAATCACTCGTGTTGCAGTCACATCGTGACACTGTACGTATTGCTGTCAGTGAATTGCAGCCTACCATTGACAATGAAGCGTTCCATGAAGTCGGTGGTGCAGGTAATGTCGGTCGGCAAAACATACTGAATCTGAATTACGTTGCTGACCCTGTTTGGGCGTTGGCAATGACTGACAACAGTTCATTATCGGTGACAGCTGAACCGACACCAAATCAAGTTGGTCTGGGTTCAGGTATCAATCTCGATGCGTGGAAACGTCAGAAAGTTGTTATTGATCGTTCAGTGTTTCATGGGATGTTCACGTTCTCGATACCCAGGCAAACGTGGAAAGAATTACGTGATGACGTGGAACAACCATTGATTAGTGTTGCGCAGTCAATCGATGGTGAGGGTGTGTTCTCAAGTGGTACGTTGGATGAAAGTATTCGTGTGTCATCGTACCGTTTCCCGCGTTATGAACCGAACCGCGGTCACTTGTTCTCAACAGCTGGTTTTCTTGATAACCCGACTGCAGCCGGTGAACGTAACTTTGGTCTGTTCTATGAAGAATCCGGTGTATTTTTCAGGCTTAAATCATCAGGTCTTTTCGGTGTCATACGTACAACCATTGGTGGTGTCACTACTGATAGTGAATACCTGATTGATGCGTCACGTTATGATTTATCGAAAGGCAACACATTTGACATCCAGTTTCAGTGGCGCGGTGTTGGTGATTACCTGTTTTACATCAACCAGAAACTTACAATGGTTGTTGAAAATCTCGGTAAGCTTGATCACTTGTCGATGTATAACCCTGCATTACCTGTATCATTTGAGTGCATTAACTCCGGTGACCCTGTAACAATCCGCATTGGTTGCGTTGATGTGACCAGTGAAGGTGGTGAGAACAACGGTAAAACTTATGGTTCCATTGCGCCACCGTCAAATGAGCGTACAGTTTCAATAACTGGACCAAACCAATACAACACACCTGTTCTCGTTGTTCACAATAAAAAAACAGTTGGTACAGTAATCAACACACGTGATGTGTTGTCGTTGTTGGCTAGCGCATACAGTAGTAATCGTGCAATCATCACTATTTACGTGACACGTGATGACACAGCTATAACGTTGAATGACCAGGTTTACACTGATTATGGTGACGGTAGATTGGAATATGTAACCTATGACTTGAACGCTGATGGTTCGAGCTTGTCAGGTACACCGATTGAATTCGATACAACAAAGGCACAGTTAGTATTTAGCGCCCAAATTCAAACTGACAGCACTTACGCCACTAGCGCGTTATTTGAAGGTCGCACTGAAATATATCAGAGCCCTGGTGATTACTTTATATTCGCGATGCACCGTGATAATGGTGGTAGCGCGAATGTGGGTGTGACTTATGAGTTCGGTGAAGCGATATGATTAGCATCACTGCAACAATTAACGGTTTCATAGTTGATTTCAACGGTTACTTTGAATCAGGTGCAGTGGATATTAAGCAAGGTTACTGGTCAAAACAGCAGATTAGCCGTATCTTTAACCATGGTACATACATTGAAGTTAAATGTATTGATGGTGACTGGTTAGTGAATACCGACGGTGCAGAAAAACTACTCGGTGTTTCATTGGTGAACGGTGAAGCACCGGTAAGTGTTGATGATCTTTATGATAAGATAGTGTCAACGCTGTGAATTTAATAAGGGGCTGACAGTGGCAACAGTAAAAAGTTATTTAAAACGCTGGGAACAGTTGAAGTCAGAACGTTCTGACTTTATCGATTGGTGGCGTGAACTATCTGACAATCACCTGGCACACCGTGGCCGGTTCCTTGTGAGTGATCGAAATAAAGGTCACAAGCGAAACACGAAACAAATTAACAATTCATCACGCATTGCAACACGTGTTTTGGCCAGTGGCATGATGTCTGGTATCACATCACCAGCGCGACCATGGTTTCGGTTATCCACCGGCGACCAAAAACTTGATGATATTGCATCAGTGAAAGATTGGTTATTCCAGGTTCAACGTGTCATTTACAACGTATTCAGCGCATCAAATACATACAATTCATTGCATCAGCTTTACGCTGAAATGTCAGTATTCGGTACCGGTGCCATTGGTGTCTTTGAAGATTATGACAATGTGATTCGCTGCAAAACTTTCACTGTTGGTTCGTACTGTCTTGGTATGAATGGCAAAGATCAAGTTGATACGTTCTATCGTGAGTATGAAATCTCAGTGGCGCAGTGTGTTGATGAATTTGGTTATGACAACTGTAGTCATGAAGTGAAGCAACGATGGGACAACGGGAACACTGAATCAAGTGTCAAGATCATGCACGTTATTGAACCCAATGATGACCGTGATCGTAACAGTCCACTTGCGACCGACATGCCGTGGCGTTCTGTTTACTTTGAATACAGTGACAGTAAAAACAAAAGCACTGATAAATTTTTACGTGAGTCCGGTTTCCGTGAGTTCGCTATCATGGCGCCACGTTGGGATGTCACCGCTGAAGATACTTATGCAACTGATTGTCCTGGTATGACTGCCCTTGGTGACACTAAAGCGTTACAACTTGGTGAGCGTCGTGGATACCAGGCACTTGATAAAATCGTGAACCCACCGTTGCAGGGCCCATCTTCAATGAAGAATAAGATGCACGGTCGTACATTGGGCCCAAACGATATCGTGTTCCATGAAGAAACTAATACGGGTTTAAGTAGTATTTACGGTAACTGGCGCCCTGATATTGCTGCGATGGATGTCAAGAACGACCGTACTGCAATGCGTGTCAATGAAGCGTTCTATAAAGATTTATTTCTGATGTTGGCCAACACTGACCGGCGTCAGATCACAGCACGTGAAGTTCAAGAGAAACACGAAGAAAAGTTGTTGATGTTAGGTCCAGTGCTTGAACGGCTGCACTCTGAATTACTTGATCCATTGATTGACCGTGTGTTCAATATTCTGCAGCGTGCCGGTGTGCTACCTGTACCACCTGAAGAAATCCGTGATAAAGAATTGAACATTGAATACGTGTCAGTGTTGGCACAAGCACAACGATTGGTTAACACTGGTGCAATTGACCGTTTGATTGGGTTTGCTACTAACGCTAGTGGTGTGTGGCCTGAAGCACGGCACAAGGTCAACATCAGTCAATCCATTGATGAATACGCCGATGCACTTGGTGTTGATCCATCGATTGTCAAGAGTGATGATGAAGTGGCTACGGCAATGGCAGCTGAACAAGCGGTAATCCAAGCGCAACAGCAAGGTGCAGCAATGGCACAAATGGTAGAATCAGCTAAAACAATGTCTGAAACTGATGTGACTGGTGAATCAGCGTTAAGTCAAGTGATGGGTGGCCGATGACACAGTTCAAAGAACACGACCCTATGACACCTGATGTCAGTGAAAATCAGACATCAGAAGAAGAATTACAACTACTCGCACTGCAACAATTGATGACCGGTGAAGCAGGTCGGTCGTACATGTGGTCATTTTTGACACAGTGTGGTATTTTTAACACTGTTTTCGATAAAGACCCTGGTGTTATGGCTTATCGTGCCGGTTTACGTGATAGTGCGAGGATCATGGACACTGAGTTACAAAGAGCAGCGCCAAGGTTATATTTGTTAATGTTGGAGGAAAATCAAAGTGGCGAGTGAAAATGATGTTGCTGTGGCTGGTACCACAGTAGTGACAGATTCTGAAACTATGACTGATGACACCGATGTGACTGATGTTGTAGCTGATGAAGGTGGTGAAGGTGGTGACACTGACACTACTGGTGTAGCTGGTGATGATACGCAGTTAGCACCTGAAACCTATGCTGAGTTTAATTTACCTGAAGGTATAACAGCTGATACCGCATTGATTGATGACGCAATACCACTTTTCAAAGAGTTGGGTTTGACTCAAGATCAAGCACAGAAGCTAGTTGACTTTCAAGTGAAGCAAGTCGAGGCAAGTGGGCAAAAACAGGCTGACGCTTTCAATCAGCAGTTAAACGACTGGTTAACTGATGCAAAAGCAGATAAAGATTTTGGTGGTGACGCGTTTGATGAAAACGTTGCAACTGCTAAAGCTGGTGTTGATGCGTTCGGTACACCGGAGTTTAAGCAACTGTTGGATGATACAGGTTTGGGTAACCATCCCGAAATTATCCGTTTCATGGTAAAGGTTGGGAAACTGACGAAAGAGGACAACCCTGGTAACTCCAGTAACGCTGTCCAAAAGAGTCAAAACCCTGTTGACCTCCTTTACCCGAATGATCGAAATGATAAATCCTGAACGGAGTAAAAAACTATGGCTGTTATTGGTAATAGCTTTGTCGATTTAATCGATATTTACAAACAACAGGATGGCCAGGGTCAGTTTAATCCCATTATCGAAATGTTGATGGAAATGAACCCGATCCTTGACGATGCCATTGCTGTTGAATGTAATAAGGGTACAACCCACTTGCACACTGTGCGTTCTGGCTTACCTGATGTTTCATGGGGTAAGTTGTACCAGGGTATTGCAAACTCGAAAGGTAAAACTGCACAGGTTGAAGACACCACTGGTTTCGTCCGTGGCTTGTCAACAATTGATAAAGTGCTGTTGGACCTATCCACCAATGAAGGTGCTGTGCGTTTGAATGAAGCACGTGCTTACATTGAAGCAATGTCACAGGAAGTGGCTAACAAGATTTTCTACGGTAACACCGCTGATGATCCTGAAGAATTCATGGGCTTGGCGCCACGCTTCAATTTGAAATCAGCTGCCAACGGTGGTCAGATCATCGACGCCGGTGGTACTGGTTCTGATAACACGTCAATCTGGTTCGTGACTTGGGGTGATAACCAAGCACAATTGTTATACCCGAAAGGTATGCAAGCCGGTTTACAGCGTAACGATCACGGTGAACAGCGTGTGACTGATGCTAACGGTAACGCTTACTATGCCAAAGAAGAAGAATTCACCTGGCACGTCGGTATGGCTGTTAAAGACTGGCGTTACATTTCACGTATTGCGAACATTGACGTGAGTGACATGGCCGGTGGTAGCGTTGCACTTTATGACTTTATGCGTAAAGCGTATTACAAGTTACAGAGTCGTCGTGTTGCCGGTGGTAAAATGGCAATTTACTGTAACCGTGATGTAATTGAAGCACTTGATGCGTTGGCCACAAATGCCGGTGCAAGTGATTCGTTCGTTCGTCTGAAACCGATGGAAATCGAAGGTAAAGAAGTAATGACTTACCGTGGTATTCCGATTCGTGAAACAGACGCTTTGTTAAACACTGAAGCACGGGTGGTGTAATATGATTCTTTCTACAGAACAACTGTTCTCAGACGATCAAGCGGTCACCGCAACTGCAGTGTCAACTAACGTCATTGACCTTGGTGTTGCTGGTACTCCTTACGGTGCAGTTGCTGCACTGAATCAGGATGTCGGTAAAGGTAACCCTGTCCCGGTGTTGATCCAGGTTACTAGTGACTTTGCGACGTTAACCAGCTTAACGATCACACTGGAAACATCAGCAAATAGTAACTTGACTTCATCAACGGTGTTGGCAAGTGAAACTGTTGCTGTTGCTGACTTGGTTGCTGGTAAGCAGACATTCATGCAGTGTCTACCTAACGGCGCCGATCAACGTTATCTCGGTGTTCGTTACACAGTTACTGGCTCTAACGCCACAGCTGGTACGATCACTGCAGGTATCAGCATGGGTAACCAAACTAACGTCACTGGCGCTTAATCGCATTGTGATATGATCTGAAGCCGGTGCCGGGTTATCCTGACATCGGCTTTTTTGAAACAGGGGAAATAATATGCCACGTTATAAAGCATTAAAACCAGGATTCTTCAACGGTAAAACGTACTCACCAACGGGTAAGCGTAAAGTGTTGCACACTTCTAAACCGTTTCCTAAGACCACGAAAGGTGTTAAGAAAGGTGACCCTGCTGTTGAGTTAGTACCATCATGGTTACAACGTTTGGATGATGAATCACCAGTTGATGAACAAGCACGTCGTGAAGCTGAAGAAGCTACAGTGTTAGCTGAAGCTGAGAAAGCTGAAGCTGACCAAGAAGAAATCACCACTGCGTCATTCATGGGTGAAGCTGATACTGGTGTTGAAACCTTATAAGGGGTGACAAGTCATGACCAGTAAAGTTGATATTTGCAACATGGCGTTAAGTGACATCCGCGCCGGTGGCATTAATGATATTGATGAAGCGACACCACAAGCGCGTGCGTGCCGGTTGAAATATGATGTCGTGCGTGATCGGTTGTTGACCGAAATCGCATGGCAGTTCAACCGGTCGATTCGACCATTAGCACCGGTGACCACTGAGATATTCAACTGGACGTATGCTTACCAGTACCCGGTTGATTGTCTCAAGATCAATCGATTGATCGGTGAATATGAAGAATTGACCAGTGATTCATCCGGTTATGTTTCGCGCCGGTTAGATGACTCATTGTTTTCTGTAAACCAGCATCGACAACAAATTCCTTATGAAGTGTTCACGTTCAACGGTTCAAAGTTGATCGGCACCAATGAAGAAAATTTGCGCATTGATTTTGCAATGAAAGTGTCTGACCCTAATGCGTTTAGTAATGATTTCGTGTTGGCGTTTGCACATTTACTCGCATCAGAAATTGCAGTGCCGTTGGTTGGTGGTGATAAAGGTCGTCAGTTCCGTTCTGACTCGCTGCAGTTATACCGTGAGTACGTTGGTGCTGCGCTGTCAAATGACCTGAATGACCAGTATAGTATGGCCAGCGAAAGTGAGTTCATAACAGTCAGGAGATAACACGTCATGCCAGAAACCATACAACGCAGCTTTACATCCGGTGAAATTGCACCAGCGTTACAGTCACGTTCTGACATGACAAAATACACCACCGGCCTGAACCTTTGTGAGAACTTCATTGTGCGGCCACAAGGTGGTGTTTATTCCAGACCAGGTACACGGTTCATCGGTGAACTTGATGACAGTACGAAACGGGCCCGCTTAATTCCTTTCCAGTTCAACACTGAACAAACTTACATTTTAGTATTTGAAGAATTCAAAGTGCGTGTGATTAAAAACGGTGGTTTCGTTTTAGCGTCAGGTGGTGGTTCAATATTCGAACTTGCAACACCTTACACTGAATCTGAGTTACCACGTTTAGCGTTCACCCAGTCAGCTGATGTTATGACACTGGTTCATCCGAACCACGACCCGCGCAACTTAAACAGATTGGCTGATGATAATTGGGCATTAACTGTTATTGATTATTCACCACCAGTAACACCGCCAACATTCACATCACCGATTACTGATGACATTGTGTTCATTACCCAAGCGAACCCTGCAGTTGTGACAACTGATAGTGCTCATGGATTTTCAAATGGTCAAACAATAACGTTGTCTGGTGTTAGTGGTATGACTGAAGTGAACGGTATCCCGTACACTGTGGCGAATCGAACATCTGGCACATTTGAATTATCAGGTATCGATTCCACCGGCTTTAGTGCTTATACACAAGCAGCAATCACAAACATTACCCAAGCGAACCCTGCAGTTGTAACAACTGCAGCACCGCACGGTTATTCAAATGGTAATGAAATCACAATTTTTGATGTAGTCGGTATGACTGAAGTGAACGGTGTCACATATACCATAGCGAACGTGACAGCGAATACATTTGAATTATCAGGTATCAATTCAACCGGCTTCAGTGCTTATACATCCGATGGTATTGCAGCACTGAAAACTGGTACCGCAACAGTGAATACATCAGCGCAACCGGTGGGCGCCGGCGCCGGTACTTACGGTAAAACTTACACTTATGTGATCACTGTTGTTGATGAAAATGGTATTGAATCATTACCGTCATCGGAAATCACAATCACAACGAAGTCGCTCAGTGTGACAGCTGGTGTGCGTTTAACATGGGGTGCTGTAGCTGGTGCATCGTATTACCGGATCTATAAAGACCCTTCAACAAATTCCAACATTTACGGTTGGATCGGTGACAGTAAAACAACCAGTTTTGATGACTTCAACATTGCACCGATTGTTACCGATGCACCACCGGCTGACCGTCAACCGTTCACCGGTGTTGGTAACAAACCATCAGCTGTAAATTATTATCAACAGCGTCAAATATTCGCCAACACGTTTAATGAACCACAGTCGGTTTATACAACCCAAGTGGCCAACTATAACAGCTTACGCACATCGAGTCCGTCACGCGCTGATGACGCGGTGACGTTGACCATTGCAGGTAGGCAAGTAAATGAAATACGTCATATTGTTTCACTGGATTCACTGATTCTACTAACCAGTGGTGGTGAGTGGATCGTCAGTGAGGGTCAAGATCGTGTATTAACACCTTCAACTGTTGGTGTACGCGTGCAGTCTTACAACGGGTCATCGTGGGTGCCACCGGTGGTCATCAACTCGACTGCACTGTACCTGCAAGAGAAGAACGCCAGGGTGCGTGATTTAGGTTATGAATTCAGTTCGGATAAATACACAGGTAGTGATTTGTCGTTGATGTCTGAACACTTGTTTGAAGGTTTCACCATCAATGAAATGGCTTACGCTGATGAACCTTACGGCATTCTCTGGTGTGTGCGTGATGATGGTCGAATGCTCGGTTTAACGTATCAGCGTGAACACCAAGTGTGGGGTTGGCACCAGCACGTCACCAACGGTAAATATGAGTCAATCGCCACAATCGGTGAAGATCAACGTGATGCGGTGTACCTGATTGTACAACGTGAAATCAACGGTGTTAACAAACGTTACGTTGAACGTATGGAACCACGTGGTGTTACCAATTCACTCGACATGTTTTATGTTGATTCAGGTTTAACTTACAATGGTGCGCCAGTTGATACGCTGTCAGGTTTAGATCATCTTGAGGGTGAAACGGTTGCTGTGTTAGCTGATGGTGTTGAAATTATTGGACTCACTGTCACCGGTGGCCAGGTGACGTTACCTGATGACTTTTCAATAGTTCACATCGGTTTACCATACACACCGGCAATTGAAACATTGGACATTGATACAGGTGCACAGGGTGAAACACTGAAATCAAAAGATTTATCAGTGAGTAAAGTTTTTCTCGAAGTGGAAAAATCACGTGGCGGTTGGGTTGGTCCACGATCCACTGATGTTCAAAACAATATTCAGTTCGACATGACTGAAATTAAACCGCGTTACGATGCTGATGGTTACGATGCGATTCAACCGAAAACGTATAAATCTGAAGTGATCATTGATGATCACTGGGATAAATCCGGTGGTGTGCGTATCGAGCAACGGTCACCGTTACCATTGGCCATTTTATCAGTAATACCAGAGGTGGACATTGGCGGTAGTTGAGTTCGTCAAACCAACCGGTGAAATGCTGCGTGTTGTCGCTGATACGATGCGTCAAGCTGATGTTGATGAAGTTGCAGCGTCACACGGTCACACACCACTGCAAGCCTTACAAGTCGGTGTTGATGTGTCAGATTTCATTGTTGCTGTGGTGATTGATGGTGACCCTGTTGCAATAATGGGTTTGTCGAAGTGCAACCCAATCACCGGTACCGGTGTGCCGTGGCTGTTGTCATCAGAAAACGCATTGAAGTACAAGCGTGAATTTCTGTTACAATCACCAAAGGTCATAGAACAAATGCTGAATATATGCCCTAATCTGTTCAACTTTGTACACGCTGAAAACAAAACAAGTGTTCGATGGTTGAAGTGGTTGGGGTTTACCATTGAAGAACCGAAACCGTTAGGTGTGAAAAAAGAAATGTTCCACCGGTTTCACATGAAAAAGGCTGATTGATATGTGCAATCCAATTTTAATCGGTATGGCTGTTGGTGCCGCTGCAAGTGCCTCAAAAGCAAAACAAGCGGTCAATTTTGCAACCTATGAAAAAGGTATCGCTGATTACCGTGCGCGTGTGCTTGAGAATGAGGCTGAATCGGTTAAGCGTGTTGGGTTAGAAAAAGAACTTGATGTACGTGAACGGGCTGCACAAGTTGTATCAATGCAACGTGCCCAACTCGGTGCATCAGGGGTAGATTTAGGTAGTGGTTCAGCGTTGGCGCTTCAACAAGATACCGAAACATTAAGTGAAGTTGATGCGTTACGTGTACGACGCCAAACCGGTGAACAGTCGCTAGCGTTAACTGATCAAGCCGCGTTCGAAAGTCAAGTCGGTTCTGATAAATTGAAATCAGCTAAAAGCAAAGCGTTTGGTACAGTGTTAACCGGCACTATTCTAGGTGGTATTGGTGGTGCGGCTGCAGCTGGTGCAGCTGGTACAAATGCAGCCGGTGTCGCATTGGCACCAAAATGGTACAACACCGCTTCATCAGCGTTGTCCCTTTCATCAGCGTTATAATAAGGGGTAAGTCATGCCTGTTGTTAAATATCAATCACAAGTTCAATCACAAGTCACACCAGGGTTTAAACCCACGAATCAACTGTCACAGCAAGATTTCGCATCACCATTAGCTGAAGGTGCGGTGCAGGTTGCACAGACTGCTATTGCAGTGAAGCAACAAATGGACCAGAAAGCCGATATCACTGCAGCTGAAGAAGCCACGATGCAATTTGAACGTGCGAAAAATGACATGTTCTTCAACGCTGACACCGGTTATTTCAACACGCAAGGTCGTAACGCTTACGTCGGTGCAGGTGGTGCCACATCGACACTTGAAGAACTAAAGACCAGTTACGCTAAAGACTTGTCACCCGCTGCACTTGAGGCTTACAACCGTGTTGTTGATAACCATATCACCCGCGCGCAGTCCGACATCACACGCCACGCATCAAAAGGTTTGGACGCCTGGGAACAAGCAACCATTCAAGCGCAAGTTGAGAATGCAGTTGAAAACGCATCACTGTACTGGAACCAACCTGACAAGCTGAAAGTACAACGTGTACTTGGTGAGCAAGCTGTCATTGAGTCTGCACAGCGTCAGGGGCTAGGTCCTGAAGTTACCGCTGAGAACTTGCAAACATATCGGTCAACGTTCGCTAAGTCAGTAATTGCGTCAGCCACACAAGAAAGTGCAGCAATGGGTCAGGAAGCATTGGACACTATGGGTGAATTGCTTGAAGGCCCGGCATCAGTGGAAATGAAAGGGTTGATCGAAAAGCAAACTGCACTTGAAAAAACACGTGATGACTCACGACAAGCGACATTGACTGCAACCAACCTGGTGAGTACATACGGTGACCGTAAATCGATCCAGGATGAAGTGAACAAAATTGAAGACCCTGAACTGCGTAAACGAACAATGTCAGAGTCAATGACGCTATTCAGCCAACGTGAGCAAGCTGAATCAGAAGAACGCGGTGACATATTCAGCACCGCTGAAAAGACACTGATTGAAGGTGGAACAGTGGAACAGTGGAAAGCTGCCAATCCTGGTGAATGGGATAAGATGACATCAACACAACAAAAAGCGTTGATCACGGTGTCCGGTAAGGCTGAAAAGAAGATTGAAACCGACTGGGCTGCGTTTAGTGACTTGATGGTTCTACCTGAATCTGAACTGGCTGAAGTCAACCCGTCAGACCATTTTTCTTCACTTGCTGAAGCTGAACGTGGTAAGCTTATTTCAGCGGTGAAAGCAGCACGTGGAAGTGGTACAACGTCAGACAAAATTGATCACCAAGTTGGTCGTACACGGACAACACAAACGTCAGCCACACTTGAAGAATTATTAGGTAAAAAAGCGGGATGGAACCAGGCTGAGAAAGATCAAGCTAACGCTTTTCATGCAATCCTTGATTCAGAAGTGAACGCACGACAAGTTGAATTGGGTCGTAACTTAACATCAGAAGAATACACTGATGTTCTGAACGGCTTAACTCGAAAAGTGGTGATTGAACGACCTTACTGGTTTGACAAGAAAGTTGACATTACTGACATTGATGCTGACGTTCAGGAAACGTTGTCTGATTTCTTAATTCAAAACAATATCCCTGTCACCGCTGACAACCTAATCAAAGCATGGGAACAAGCGAAATGACATTAAACCTTGATAATATTGACCTGGGTTCATTCGGCATCAAAGAGAAAGAGGATGAACCAGGGCGTACATCCGTTGAAGATATTATCAAGGTTACATCCGGTGAGCAGCAACTAAAGTCAACAATGAACCAGGCTGTCACCGTCAACCCTGACCAACAGGCTGAAATCAACAGGCTAAGTCGTGATTCAGGTATCCCAGTCCCAGCGGTGCAGGCTGACCCTGATCAAGTGAAAAAGCACCTTAATTTAAGCAAGATCAACTTTGATGAAATGTCAAAGCGTCAACCCAACACTGCAAAATTCCTCACTGATTACAACAACGCTACCATTGCGCATGACGATATCAGTGTTTTGGGTAAGATTGAAAACGTTTTAAAAGATCACACCGGTGCGTTAGTTGCCGGTGCCGTTGAATTCCCTGCGATGGGTATCAGCGGTTTAGGTAGTGCAGTCGAATCGGTCAACCGTATGTTCGGGCGCGGTATTGACGCGGTATTACCTGAGTCGATGGATAAATACATTTGGCGTCAATCTGACACACCAAAGATAGTTGAACAATTCAATCGGTTATTTGATGTCGGTGGTGCTGCAAAATCAACAGGTGGCGCGTTAAAAGGTGTTGCTGAAGCGGTTGGACCTGATGAGTCATCATTCACTACTGATGTATCACGCGGGTTGGGTCAGTTGGTGGGTCAGTTGGCAACCTTTATGATGTCACCACAAGCTGCAGTACCGTTACTGTTTGGCCAGGGTGCAGACATCCAAGCACAGAAACAGCAAGCCAGCGGTACTGAAGGGTCAACGGTTGCATCAGATTTAGCAGTGTTACTTGGTGGTGCAGTTACAGCCGGTACTGAACGTGTGCAGATTGATACGTTCTTGAAGCGGTTACCACCTGAAATCAAAAATTCATTACTCAAACAAATTGCTGACATCGGCATTGCTGGTTCAGCTGAAGCGGCACAGGAAGTCATTGAAGGTGTTGCACAAAACTTGCTTGAACTGTACACCACAAACCCTGACGCTGAGATTATTGAAGGTCTGGGTTATGAAGGTGCAGTGGCCGGTACCACTGGTGCAATCGCACAGACTATTATCAACTTAATTGAAACCGCTGTACCAGGTAAAGTGCGTACAGTTCGCGCTGATGCTGAGTCACAGCAAACACAAGCTGCAGTTGATCAAGCGACACTTGATAACATCAACGATGCTGCAAGTGAATCGAAGCTACGTGATCGTGATGCTGAAACGTTCAAGCAATTCGTTGAACAGAGTGACGGTGACAACAACACACAAGTATTCATCGACGGTGCGCAAGCCGCACTGTACCTTGCTGAAAAAACAGTTGAAGAAGTTCAAGCTGACCCGGCACTGAGTTTACTATCAAACCAAATTGCTGAGTCACAATCACTGGGTACTGATGTTCAAATACCGGTGGCAGACTTTGCAACTCACTTTGCCGGTACTGACCATTTCACCGTGTTGCGTGACAGTATGACGATGCGTGACAGCACTGTGTCACCGTTCCGGCAAGAGCAGGCGCAAGTTGAATCTGAGGCTTATATCAAGTCGATCATGGGTGAAGCTGAAACCAACGCCAGTGAGTACATTCAAGCACAAGAGATATTCACCACAGTGCGTGACCAGTTGATTGACACCGGCGCGGTGACACCGGCGAACGCATCAATCATGGCACAGATTGTACCAGCATGGGCAACCGTGCAAGCGACCAACCGTGGTATCCCAGTTGAACAAGTTTACCGTGAATCAGGGTTGACCATTGAAGGTCCACAAACCGGTGAGGCCACACGACTGAGTGGTGAAGCATTAACGCAAGCGCAAGTTATCGATCAAGTTAAAGCTGATGATTTAATATCTGAAATCAGTGAATTCAGTCAAATTGATGAATCAGGTATAGTAACTGTTTACCACAGAACCACAAAAGAGAACGCGGATAAAATAAAATCAACCGGTGAAATGACACCGAAAGAAGATGGTTTATTTTTCTCAACTAAAAAAGACGGTCAAGCTGAAGGTTTCGGTGATTCAATTGTTGAATTTAAAATACCAGCTGACCAGTTAGAACTTGATGATATTTTTGATGATGAAGCACATTTAAGATTACCTGATACAATTAACAAAGCTAACAACATCAGTGCGTTTATTAACCGTGAACAATTCAAACAAGAGGCATTAACCGATGACCAAACTACAAGACGATCTAAAG